TATGGACCCGACCATTCAAGACCCCTGTGGCGCGGACGCCGAGTGGTGCTTTATCACCGAAGACGTGAGCAAGGCCGACTATGAGCGCATGTTTCCAGATGCTTCGCCGGTTTCTAGCCTCATGTCGCAAGGCGTGGGCGACCAGAGCCTTTCTCAATGGCTCTCGGAAGACATGGTACGTATCGCCGAATACTTCTATTACACCCACGAAAAAGCGACGTTGAACCTCTACCCCGACAACATCACAGCTTATTCCGGCTCGCCGCAGGACAAGCAACTGAAGCTGATGTTCGGCAAGCCGCTGCGTAGCCGCCCGGTGGACCGCAAGAAGGTCAAGTGGATCAAGACCAACGGGTTTGAGGTGCTGGAAGAACGCGATTGGGCTGGCAAATACATCCCGGTCGTGCGGGTGGTCGGCAACGAATTTGAGGTGGACGGTCAGCTTTATGTGTCGGGCCTTGTGCGGAACGCCAAGGACGCCCAGCGCATGTACAATTACTGGGTTAGCCAGGAAGCCGAAATGTTGGCTCTGGCCCCCAAAGCGCCCTTCATTGGCTATGGCGGCCAGTTTGAAGGCTACGAGATGCAGTGGAAGACGGCCAACACGAACAACTGGCCGTATTTGGAGGTCAATCCAGACGTTACGGACGGCGCTGGAAGCCCGCTGCCGCTTCCGGCTAGGGCAGCGCCGCCGCTGCCCCAGACAGGGCTTATACAGGCTAAATTGGGCGCTGCTGACGACATTAAGGGCACCACTGGTCAGTACGACAGCAGCCTAGGGGCGCAGAGCAACGAGCGGTCGGGCCGGGCAATCCTTGCGCGCGAGAAGCAGGGCGACACGGGCACCTACCATTTTGTCGACAACCTGTCCCGCGCGGTGCGCTACGTCACCCGGCAGCTTGTGGACATGATCCCCAAGATTTACGACACCGCCCGCGTGGCGCGTATCGTGGGGCTGGACGGCGAAGTGGGCATGGTGCGGATCAATCCGAGCCAGCCGGAACCGGTGAAGGAAATCCGCGACGAAAACGGGCTGGTGATCGACAAGATTTACAACCCGTCAGTCGGCATTTACGACGTGTGCGTGACCACCGGGCCAGGCTACATGACCAAGCGTCAAGAAGCCTTGGACGCCATGTCCATGCTGTTGCAGTCCAACCCGCAGCTTTGGTCGGTTGCCGGCGATCTGTTTATCAAGAACATGGATTGGCCGGGCGCGCAGGAGATGGCGGCGCGGTTTGCCAAGATCATCGACCCGAAAGTCCTGGAAGGCGAGGATCAATCGCCCGAAATGCAGATGATTAAGATGCAAAACGAGGCGCTGACCAAGGAATTGAACCAAGTCGTCGGCATGTTGCAGCGCGTCGAGCAGTCCATCGAGGCTCAGGAAGTGCAGATCAAGGCATACGACGCCGAAACCAAGCGCATTTCTGCGGTTCAGGCCGGCATGACGCCCGAGCAAATCCAAGACATCGTAATGGGCACCATTGCGGCGGCCATGGACACCGGCGATCTGGTCGGCCCCGGCACCCCGGCACCGCGGCAAATGCCCGAAATGCAGCCTGAAATGCCGCCAGGAGGGCCAATGCAATGAGTTGCGCCGAATTTGTAGGGTGCCTGTTCTTGGCCCGCGATGTGGCCCATTCAGTCCACCTCAACACCCGCAGTTTTGCCAAACACAGCGCGCTAAACGGCTTCTACGACGGTATTATCGACCTCGCGGACAAGTTTGCCGAGGCGTACCAAGGCCGGCACGGGCTGATTGGGCCGATTTCACTGCATTCGGCTCGCAAAACCTCGAATATCGTCGAATTTCTTGAGGATAGCCTCAAGGAAATCGAAAATGAGCGCTACAAAGTGTGCGACAAATCGGACACGGCGTTGCAAAACATCATCGACGAAATTGTTGGCTTGTACCTGTCCACGCTGTATAAGCTGAAGTTTCTGGCGTAGGAGCAACTGATGCCCGTTACCCTATCCCTTTTGGCAGGCGCTGGCCAGCAGTTTTTCGACAACAACGGCGTCATGCTGACGGGCGGCAAGCTGTTTACCTACCTTGCCGGCACCACCACGCCATACGCTACCTACACGGACGTGTCGGGCAACAACGCGCATACAAACCCGATCATCTTGGACGCTGCGGGCCGGGTGCCTGGCGGCGAAATCTGGCTGACGCTTGGGGTCGGGTACAAGTTTGTGCTGAAGACCTCCACCGACATTTTAATCGCCACCTACGACAACATTCCGTCGTCTGCGCTGCCGCCAGCGGCCAATGACGCCGACTCGATCATGTACGAGCAGGGCTACACCGTCACGGCGGGTAGTTTTGTGGTGGGCCAAACCTACCGGATTGTGAGCGTAGGCACGACCGATTTCACGCTGATCGGCGCCACATCTAACACCCCCGGCGTCCATTTTATCGCCACCGGCGCGGGTACCGGCACCGGCACCGCCGAGTCGTCGCAGACGGTTGAAAACAAACTGCGGCAGATTGTCAGCTTCAAAGACTTTGGCGCCGTAGGCGACGGCGTGACGAATGACGCTGCGGCTGTGCTGACGGCATTGAACAGCGGCGCCAAGGTGATTGACGGGCAAGGGCTGACGTATCGTCTGTCGTCAAACATTGCGCCAACGTGCGAAAACATCGTTATCCAAAACGCAACCTTTGACATTTCGCAGATCACCACTGGCGGTTCGGCTTTGGCTTTCGCGGGAACGCAAGGCACCGGCGCGTTATTGACCGCCAATACGCTGACCGGCAGCAACGCCATTGCTATAGGCAGCACCACCAGCTTTGCGGCAGATGATTATGCTTGGCTTACCAGCACGGCAATTTTTGATGTCGGAGCGGGCGTCGTCTTAGGCCAAATCGTCAAAGTCAAATCGGTTGACTCTGCTACCGCAATGACGCTTTACAACGATGTTCTTTACGATTTCACAACTGCGGCAAGCGCGTCGATTGCCAAATTATCACCAAAACAACATATAACTTTGAGCAACGTGAAGTTTATCGGTGCGGGAACAGGCATTCAAACTGCGGTAGATTTTAACAAATGCTCCGATGTTTTGGTTGATAATTGCAGCTTCGATTATGTGGACTATGTGTCCATTTTATTTGACCGGTGCGTCAACGCTACGGTCACAAATACCTCAATGCGATACGCAAGGTCTGTGGGGTTATCATATGGCGTAACGGTTGCCAATGGCTGCTACAACGTCAAAGTAGCGAATAGCTACGGCGAAGATCAGCGGCATTTTGTGACGGTTGGGGATAACAACGGCGTCAATCTGTTTGTGAGTGTTACAAATTGCCACGCGGCGATGCAGCGCGATGCTGGCCTTGACTCCCACGCGGCGGGCGATTTCATTTTGTTTGACGGCAACACGATTGAATGCACGGAAGGCCAAAAGGACGGGATTATTTGCCAAGGTTTGAACGCTGTTATCACAAACAACATCGTTGTTGGGAATATCTCAACCGGTATTCGGCACCAAATTCTCCCCTCTATAGGCACGGCGTCTTGCGTTATCTCGGGAAATAACATCCGCAATTTTGGCACTCCGCTTGCTACAAGTACGGGCGTCCAAATAGAACAAAATAGCGGCGGCGCGCCTGTCAACGGCGTGAATATCAGCAACAATGTTATCAGCGGCACTCTTGATTACGGAGTGTTTGTTTACGCTGAAACCGGAAACATAAAAAATGTCACTATTGCCAACAACGTAACGGCCGACATCGCAACGGCGGCGTCCTGTTTTTTGCGCGCTTTGGCCGGCTATACGCTCGAAGATTTCACAATTACGGGCAACGTGTTCAAAGCATCAGGTGCTCAAAATGTATATTTACTCGGAACCACGGCGCCAAACATTCTAAACGGCACAATCAGCGGCAACACCATCAAGGGTGGCACCAACGGCATTCGCATGATCCAGACGCAAAACGTCATGGAGACAGGCAACTATAACACTGGCGTAACGCGCAAGGTTTTCGTCGATACAGGTTCCAGCGTTGTTTGGCTTGACCGCAGGCAGTCGTCAATCGTGACGATGACAAACATCACCTATGTTGTGGTGGACCAAGACGAACAACTTATTGCCAACCGGGCGTCAACGATCACTGTGACGCTTCCCGCTGCTGCAAGCTGGCCGGGTCGGGTTCTGCGGTTCAAGACCATCCAAGCGCAAGCGGTCGATAGCAACGCATCAAACGTGGTTCCGATTGGCGATAGCGCGGCAGGCACGTCAATCTTGCCCGCGACTGATGGCGCCTGGGCATGGCTACAATCTGACGGCACCAACTGGGTAATCACGGCAAGGGGCTGACAATGGCTGTTGTATATACCACCGCGGTCAAAAACGCTCGGCTTGAAGCGGTCGTCACCCAGATTGGTTCTGCGGGGGTGCTGGAAGTGGGCACGTCTGGCATGGGGACCGTCTTGTTCTCGGTCACGCTGGACAATCCTGCCGGCACCGCGTCTGGCGGCGTCCTGACGTTCAGCGGGTTTCCGAAGAACACCACGGCGTCTGCCGCAGGCACAGCGGCCGCAGCGCGCATCCGCACCGGCACCGGCGGCACAGACATCGTGACCGGCCTAACGGTCGGCACGTCCAGCGCCGATGTTATCGTCAACACAACCACGGTGGTGCTCAGTGACCCGGTGCAGGTCACTTCCGCAACCATCACCCACGCGGCTTAGATTATGACTTTTACGGCCGCAATTTTCAGTCTTAAGAACGGAAACGAGCAATGGCTGACAACGTAGGCTATACTCCCGGCTCCGGCGCCACCATCGCGGCGGACGACATCAGCAGCGTTCTATTCCAGCGGTTCAAACTGACGCTCGGCGCGGATGGCGTGAATGGCGGCGATGTTGCCAGCGGCAATCCTATGCCAGTTTCGGCGGCGTCTTTACCGCTGCCTTCCGGCGCTGCGACGGCGGCCAATCAGCCGGACGTGCGGACGGACCATCCGCTGTATAACGACCGTGGCGCGGTAGTGCGGCAGGCGCCGGCGGATATTTGGAGCGTGGGTTTTGCCGCGTCAGGTTCGGGCCTGCTGGCGCCGGAATTGACGCAACGGCGCCTGGGCACCGGCATCACGGTCTCACAGTCATCCAGCAACCTTGTGGTCGCGGCAGGCACTACGGCGAACAGCGAGTTTTTGGCGCGGTCAGTCGTTAGCTTCCGGGGTGCGTTCATTCAACGTCACAAGACAATCCTCTCGCAGCGCATCGCAAACAACAATTTTGTTGTGATGTTGGCCGACATGATTGGTGAAGGTTTGGCCTGCACGATCAACAGCGCCACGTCCATCACAGTTACCAAAGTAGCGCACGGCTTCACGGCCACAAATATCGGACAAGGCATGTTTGTCGGCGCCATCAATGGCGCGGCGGGCGTGCCTACGCGTGCTGTTATCGCTTCGATCCCGAGCGTGGATACGATTACCTTCACAGTCGCGGGCTGGCCTGCTTCCGGTTCTTGCACGGTGGACCTGTTCGGCTGGAATTGGATACGCACCTATTATGCGGGGACTTCGGCTACTGTTGCAAACGTGGACGCGCAGCGGCGAGGCTGGAATAGTAACGACACGGCAGCCACCATCAACACAACCGCTTCGCCCGGCCATGTGATGAACGTGGCGGCGGACGGACGCAATATCTATTGGTCTGACGTTTTGGTCGCATCCGCCACAGTGCCAACTGTCACCACACGCGCCAGCCGGGTTGAAAACATCCCCGATGATGATGTCGAATTGTATCTGTATGTCTGGTCGTTCAATGGCACCACGGCGCCAGCCTCAAGCACGACTTGGACGGTAGGCTTCCTGAGCATTGAAGATAACGCCAACGTCCCGACCTATATCGCGGGCGCGCGTCCGACTGGCGCGGCGGCTCCACTTCCAATAACTGTGCAGGGTACGGCGGCCGTATCGTTCACACAGCCCGCTCTTGTGTCAAGCACGGCATTAATCGGTGATGTCGGCCAGCAATACCGCGCCAATGCCAATGGCGCGGCGTCTGGCGCGCATATCGTATCGGCGGCGTCCACCAATGCCACGGTTGTTAAGGCTAGTGCTGGTCGTGTGTTGGGTTGGTGTTTGGCCAACACAAACGCGGCGTATCGGTATGTGAAATTGCACAACCAAACGACAACGCCAACAGCCGGAACAGGCGTAGTGCGAACCATCGCGCTGCCGCCGAATAATTCAGTGACGTTTACGATTGAGGGCGGCATCGCCTTCGCCACGGGCATCGGCCTGACCATCGTGACCGGCGCGGCTGATGCGGACGCAACGGCGGTAGCGGTGGGCGATGTCGTGGGTGACCTCTTCTTCGCGTGAGGTGACAAATGACACTCATCCGCATTTTAACGCCTTGCGAGGTTGATGCAATCAGATATGCCGCCGGCCAAGTTGTAGAGTTCACCGATGCCTTGGCGTCTTGCATCGTGGTCAATGGCTTCGGCGTTGAGGTTGCTTCGGGCGCGGTGACGCAAGAGCATTCTTCAAGAATGCAGACTGCCGGCGATGGTGAAATTGGCGGACCGGTTTTTGCGCCGGATTTCGACAGCGAAGGCGAATAGCCCATGTCGTTGTTGACACTCCTACAGTCAACAGCCAGTTTTAACATTACCGCGGCCTTGGCCGCGTCTGAAACCGGGCCAGATATTCTTGCAGCCAACGCTTTTATCGGCTACAAGGTGTTGGCTGCGATGGCCGCGTCAGAGGCCGGGCCGGATATTTTCGCCGCTTCGGCGATTATCGGCACCCCTCCTCCGCCCGCCGCGGTGGATATTTACCTGATCAAATTGCGTTCGTTCACAGAACACAGGAGATTTTGAGCATGGCCGTTAATCTCAAGGCAATCACTTCCTGCCTCGGCTATCAGCAGATCACGTCGTTAAGCGCCGCTGCCGCGCTTACGGTGCCTGTGGTGGACGCTAACGGCTTGTCCGTCAAGCCGACCATCGCCATCATCACCCCCGAAGCCGCAGCCGTCCGGTGGCGCGACGACGGCACGGACCCCACCGGCACGGTTGGGATGCCCTTGGCTTCCGGCGTGACCCTGCAATACGACGGCGATCTGACAAAAATTCGTTTCATCCAGCAGGCGTCTGGCGCTATCATCAACATTAGCTACTACGCTTGAGGGGATCATCATGCCCGGCCTGATCAACGACACCGCCGCCTTCGACCCGGTTGAGTACTACACCAAGCAGTTGCCCCTCGACCTGGCGCGGCTGACCGAACTGCGGGACGAGTTGCGTAAGCGGCAGGGCGCCATGACCGCCGTAGACGAGGCCCAGAAAGACCGCGACGCGGCTGCGGCCGAGTTGCAGAGCGCCAAGGACCAGACCGCCAAGCTGATGGCTGAAGCCAAGGAGCAGGCCGCCAAGAACGCCGCCAAGGCCGCCCAGTTGAACGACCGCGAGAAGGCGGTTGAGCAGGCCGACGCGGCCGGGCGGGCGGCTGTAGCGGAGCGCGAGCGCGCGGTAGATTTGCGGGAGCGCAACGTGGGCGTCCGCGAAGCCGCGGTGACGGATAAAGAGCAAGCCTTGGCGGCTGACGTTGCCAAGCTGGACGCTGAAAAAACTGCCTTCAACGCCAAGGTCGCGGCTTTTCAAAGCATGGCCGCCCAGATGAAGGCATGACCCTTTTCTGCCGGCGGTACGCCGCCGGCCGACAACCGTACTGGTGCGGTCCACCAGGGTTCGTAAGGAACACCAATGTCTGAAGCAGTACAAGACTTAGCGGAAGCACCCGCGCCGGAACAGGCCGCTACGGCGGCGCCTGTTACCGACGTTTCATTGCCGGAAGAACAGACGACAGAAGCGCCTAAGACCTTCACCCAAGAAGAATTGGACGCGATTGTCGGCAAGCGCCTTGCCCGCGAACAGCGGAAATGGGAGCGAGAGCAAGCCCTAAAACTGGCGGATTTGGAAGCCAAGCGCACCCCAGCGCCAGCGCCTCCCGCGCCTGACGATTTCACCACTGCTGCGGAATACGCGGAGGCTTTGGCCGAGCGGAAAGCCCAGGAGTTGGTGCGCCAGCGCGAAACCGCCCAGCAGCAGGCTAAATTGCTGGAAGCCTACCACGAGAAAGAGGAAGACGCCCGCGGGCGGTATGACGACTTTGAGCAAGTCGCCTACAACCCAAGCCTTCCTGTGACCGATGTTATGGCCCAGACAATTCAGGCTTCGGAAATTGGTCCTGACCTCATCTATTGGCTAGGGTCCAACCCAAAGGAGTCTAAGCGTATCGCTGACCTTCCACCTATCTTGCAGGCCAAGGAAATCGGCAAAATCGAGGCCAAGCTGGCCGCCGATCCGCCGGTGAAAAAGACCTCCACAGCGCCCGCCCCTATTGCTCCGGTGACCGCGCGCTCGACTTCCTCCCCGGCCTACGACACGACAGACCCTAGGTCTGTTAAAGCCATGTCAACGTCCGAATGGATTGAAGCGGAACGCGCTCGCCAGATCAAGAAGTGGGAGGCTTCCCGCAACCGTTAAGTATAAGGATCAGCCACCGTGGCTAATTCACTTCTTACCATCGACATGATCACCCGGAAGGCTCTCGAAATCCTCGAGAACAACCTCGTGATCACCCGCACCGTGAACCGCCAGTACGACGACAGCTTTGCCGTCGAAGGCGCGAAGATCGGCTCCACCCTGCGTATCCGTCTGCCAGACCGCGCTCTGGTGACCGATGGCGCCGCGCTGCAAGTGCAGGACGACAACGAACAGTTCACCTCGCTGACGGTTTCCAGCCAGAAGCACATCGGTGTGAACTTCACGTCTGCCGAACTGACCATGCAGTTGGACGACTTTGC